CAAAAAGTTCTTGATTTATGGAATATGGGTTTAATTTCTCAAGAGAAAAAAGAACAATATGCCATAGACATGGGTAGAGAAGATTTACTTTATAAGGAATACAAACACCCACTTTACGGACCTAGTTATTCTTATGAACAAATAAAAAAAGTATATCCTGACTATTTTGAAGAATATGCAGGTGGCGGCATCGCAGGGATCCGTCGTCCGTGGGCCATTCCCCCTGAATCAGGACCCATGCCTCAAGGAGGAGGCTTGTCTTCTCAATTTAATCGTGTTAAAAAACTCACGGAGTAGTATATGGCAGATATAGAAAAAGGACTCCCGAATATAAAAAATGTACTTCCTGGCGGCGCAGAGGAAGTGACCGATGTTAATATTGCGGAAGTTCCATTAAAAGGACCGATCGAAGTCACCTCAGAAGACGATGGTGGAGCAACGATTGATTTTGATCCTAACGCAAACTTAAATATTCCAGGAACCGAATCACACTTTGATAACCTAGCAGATTTACTACCTGATGATATTACCGATCCGATTGGAAGCGATCTTCGTTTTCAGTATCAGGATAATAAAACTTCCCGAAAAGAATGGGAACAAACCTATACGCAAGGGTTGGATCTCTTAGGATTTAAATACGAAAATAGAACCGAACCCTTTCAAGGCGCTTCAGGAGCCACGCATCCCGTACTCGCAGAAGCCGTAACCCAATTCCAAGCAACCGCTTATAAAGAACTGATGCCAGCCGATGGCCCCGTTAGAACTCAGGTGATGGGAGCACCCAACCCAGGGAAGACTCAACAAGCGGAACGAGTTAAAAATTTCATGAACTATCAGATTATGGATCAGATGAAGGAATACGAACCCGAATTTGATTCGATGTTATTCCATTTACCGTTAGCAGGATCCACGTTTAAAAAAGTTTACTACGATGATCTCTTACAACGAGCGGTATCCAAGTTTGTACCCGCAGAGGATGTTGTCGTTCCTTATACCGCTTCATCGCTAGCCGATGCTGAATCCATTACGCATGTCATTAGACTTCCAGAAAATGAAGTAAGAAAACAACAGGTTTCAGGATTCTATAGTGATATTGAACTGGCGAAACCTGGAGTGTTGATGCAAGACGAATTAAAAGAAAAGGAAAGAGAATTAGAAGGAACGAAACGAACAGGACGTAATCCAAATATTTATACCTTATTAGAATGCCATGTAGATTTAGATTTAGAAGGCTTCGAAGATATTGGTCCAGACGGGAAACCGACTGGCATCAAGCTGCCGTACATCGTTACAGTCGATGAAAGCAGCACTAAGGTTCTTTCAATACGAAGGAACTTTGCGCCCAATGACCCAAAGAAACAAAGAATTCAATACTTTGTCCATTTCAAATTTCTGCCTGGACTAGGATTCTATGGCTTTGGACTCATACACATGATTGGCGGATTGAGTCGTACCGCAACGGTCGCTCTCCGCCAATTACTAGATGCTGGGACATTATCGAATTTACCTGCGGGCTTTAAGCAACGTGGGGTCAGAGTTAAAGATGAAGCGTCTCCTATTCAACCAGGAGAATTTAAAGATGTCGATGCACCTGGAGGATCATTAAAAGATGCTTTCTATCCACTCCCTTATAAAGAACCATCAGCAACGTTATTACAGTTGATGGGGATTGTGGTTCAAGCAGGTCAACGATTTGCTGCCATATCTGAACTCCAAGTGGGAGAAGGTTCTCAACAAGCAGCTGTAGGAACAACCATGGCTCTTCTTGAAAGAGGATCTAAAGTGATGTCAGCCATTCATAAACGATTGTATTTCTCTATGAAGGAAGAATTTAAACTTTTAGCTAAAATTATTTCAACTTATTTACCTCCTGAATACCCATACGACGTCGTAGGAGCGGCACGAACCATTAAGCAAATAGATTTTGACGATCGAATTGATATCTTGCCTGTGGCTGATCCTAACATCTTCTCGATGACTCAGAGAATAACGTTGGCTCAAACCGAATTACAACTCGCGATGTCTCAACCTAAAATGCATAATCTTTATATGTCGTATCGAAAAATGTATGAAGCGTTAGGGGTTAAGAATATTGATCAAGTTTTACCACCTCCAGCACCCAATGCACCTAAAGATCCATCGTTAGAAAATATTGATGCTTTGGCGGGTAAACCTTTTCAAGCGTTTCCAGGACAGGATCACCAAGCGCATATTACTGCGCACTTGAATTTTATGGCAACCAACTTGGTCAGGAACAATCCTCCGATTATGGGAGCTCTACAAAAGAATATTTTAGAACATATTAGCTTAATGGCTATGGAACAGATTCAAGTTGAGTTCAGTCAGGAAATGATGCAACTGCAACAATTACAACAACAAGCGCCGATGAATCCGCAGGCTGCTCAACAGTTACAGCAGATACAACAAAAGATAGAAGCTAGAAAAGCTGTGTTGATTGCTGAAATGACTGAAGAATTCATGAAGGAAGAAAAGAAAATCACTTCTCAATTCGACCATGATCCATTGCTTAAATTAAAATCTAGAGAAGTTGACTTAAGAGCTATGGACCAACAGCGTAAAAAAGAGTATGATGAAGCTAGGGTTAATATTGACCAGGCTAAATTAGTTCAAGCTAAAGACATTTCAGATGAAAAATTAGAACAGAATGAAGAACTAGCTGAACTAAGGGCCGATACCACAATGGATAAAGCTTATTTATCCGCAGGAGTTAAGTTGAAATCTGATACAATGAAGCGTAAAGATGTTCAAACATTAAAAGGACCGAAGAGATAATGGGACTTATTACAAAAGGAATGGGTGTAGTCCTCAAGCATATTAAAAAACCTGGAAAGGCTTTTGAGAGAGCTGGGGATAAATGGTTTAAGAAAACTAAAAAACTTCAGGCTTCCAAAAAGAAAAGTGAAAGAATTAGAGGTAATTTAAGAATTGTTGCCCCTATGTCAGTGGCTGCTGGTGTCGGTGCCGTTAGTGGAGCGAAATCAGGTATGGAAGAAGTAAGAAAACGTACCCATGCAGCGGGACAAATAGCACCCCAGAAGAGTCTTTATAAAGACATTAAATCTGGTATAAAAAAAGTTAAGGAAAAAATTACAAAAAAATAGGAGGACACTATGGCAAAAAAAGAACCTTTCTACAAAGGCGTGAACTTCAAACAGTTCGTCAATAAGGATGGATATGCTAAAGGTGGAGTTGAAGTTAAAATTCCTGAAGGCATCCCAACGACGAACAAAGTTGGCGGCCAACGTAGAATGTTAAAAGATAAAAAATCAGAAGTTAAGTGGTACTAAATTACGCGCGACGCGCGTAAGTCCTACTTTTTGAAGGAGATATTATGTGGTTTGGATTAGCAAAGATGGCTCTACAAGCAGGAGCCAAAGTTTATTCTAATAAACAAAGAACTAAAATGGCGATGTCGGATGCTGCTTTAATGCATGCAGAACGTATGGCTCGAGGGGAAGAATCTTACCAGGGCAAACTTTTAGAATCCCGAGATAACGATTACAAGGACGAATTCGTCCTTTTGATAATTTCGGCGCCGATCATCGTGCTCGCCTGGGGAGTTTTCACAGACGACGCGCAAATGATGCAGAAGGTGGAGCTTTTCTTTCATCATTTTGGCTCACTGCCAATATGGTTCCAAACTTTGTGGATTACTGTCGTAGCGAGTATTTTTGGAATCAAGGGGACACAGGTGTTCAGGAATGGTGGACCTAAAAGTAAGAAATAGACTTGCCTTTCTTGGTAAGTTATACTAATAACTTATAAGGAGAAAAACATGAGAAACGATTTCGGAAACCGACCCTATAAATCTAGATTCCCTTATAAAAAAGGTAAATCTGCTGGAAGAAAAAAGCAGGGCTATGCTGCACGTGAAGATGAATCTCTTGGTATGAGAACTGGAAAAGAATCTACTAAGAAACAATCTTTCAAAGCGCGTAGAGATGAATCTTATGGCGCATGGGGAAAAAGAAAATCTGGTAAAGTTAATAAATAGGAATTAATTATGGGTTGGCTCAATCTATTACTAAAAGGCAAAAAAGTTGCCGGCGCTATTAAATCTAAAACAACTCCAGATTTATCAAAATTAGCTAGAGTACAATCTGAACTTAACATTGCAAAGGCCAAAGAGAAAAGTGTTACTAAAATGGCTAAAGATGTAAAAGAAAATATTCCAATGTTTAAAGAAGGTAAAGCTTTTAAAGAAGGTTTAGGTAAATTTGGTTTTAATAAACCTAGCGGTAAAAAATAATGGCTGATATAGCACAAAGAGGAAATAGACTTACATTCGCTAAAGGCGGAAGAGCTGGACATGCTATGGGTAGCATTGTCAAGAAGGTTGTAAGAAAATTCAGACCAGGTGTATTCAAAAAAGGAAAAAAAACACATGGTAAAGATGTTCCAACAATGGCTGCAGAAGGCGGAAGAATAGGTCTTAAGAAAGGTGGCTCTGACAAGAAATGGATTCAAAAAGCAGTAGACCCTAAACACAAAGGCTACTGTACACCGATGACAAAAAAGACTTGCACACCCGCACGTAAAGCGTTGGCAAGAACATTCAAGAAGAAAGCAAAGTCAGGCGTGGGTTAATGGCTGGAATAGGAATAGCAAAAAAAGGATTAGGGCTTCTTAAAAAGAAAATTAAGAGTGGTGTGATAGATAGAAATGTAAAATCTAAAGAAGTGTTTAAAGTTATGAAGGACATTAAAAAATCAAAGAAAAAATATATAAAAAGAGATCCTCATGAAGGAGTGCCTTCACAATCAAGTGATTGGCCTTATTGGAGAGGAGACGAATAATGGCTACAAGAATTAAATCAAAATTTAAAACTGTTAAACTCATGACCCCTAAAGGGGTGAGCGAACCTTATGTCGGAAGTTATATTTCCGGTAAATTAGGTGGAGTTAAGGTTGTCAATGAAAGTTTAAAGAAATATTATGGAAAGAAAGTAGATCCCAATTGGACCTCGAAAACTTAGTATATAAACTCCGACGTGGACTCGAAAGACGTGTTCAATCGTTAGCTATCTCCATTACATCAGGAGGGGTTGACAACATGGAATCCTACAAGTATATAATAGGTCAGATCAATGCACTGGAATCAGTGAAACAGGAAATCTCTAACCTGCTTGATGACAAGAAGGAGCAACGTGACGGAACCATTATCGATATCAAAAAACCTAAAGGAAACTCCAAAGAAGTTCCCAAAGGAAGTCCCAAAGCATAGGAATGCTCTTCAAGAAAAATACAAATCAGAACCTGTAAAAGAGATTACCAAAGAAACAACTAAATTACCCCGACCAACCGGTTGGAGAATTTTAGTCCTACCTTTTAAAATCGATGAGAAAACTAAAGGGGGAGTGCTATTAGGAAAAGAAACTGTTGAACGTCAACAAGTGGCGTCTCAGTGTGGAGACGTGTTAGCAATGGGAGGGAGCTGCTATAGCGATAAAGAACGTTATCCCGCAGGACCGTGGTGCAAGGTCGGTGACTGGGTGGTTTTTGCCCGTTACGCTGGCTCACGGATTGAAATTGAAGGTGGGGAAGTACGGTTGCTCAATGAAGATGAAATATTGGCAACGGTCAAGGATCCAACGGATATCTTGCATAAATACTAACATAGAAGGAGGAAACTATGCCAGAAGAAAATAAGATCAAGAAGGAGGACTCAAAGGTAGACATCGATACATCCGGACCGGAATTCGATGTGACATTACCCGAGGAGAAAAAGGAAGATGTAAGCGAGAAGGAAGAAACCGTTAAAGAAGTAATCAAGGACCAGGAACCAGAAGAAGTTAAAGAAGAACCCAAGGAAGAACCCAAAGAAGAGGACACTAAACTTGAGGATTACAGTAAGGGCGTGCAATCAAGAATTGCCAAACTTACTCGTAAGATGCGGGAAGCGGAAAGACAAAGAGATTCTGCAACCGAATATGCTCAAGCATTAGAGACTCAAAGACAAAGTGATCAGAAACATTTTTTAAAAATAGACACTGATTATTGGAAACGATTCGAGACGAACATCAAAACCGGTATGGACTCGGCGCAACGAGAATTGGCCAGTGCCATTGAATCCGGGGATGCAAAAGCTCAAGTCGAAGCTAACAAACGGATTGCGACATTAGCATTTGATAATGCTAAATTGGAGCAAGCCAAAGAAAACAAAGAAGACGTCAAATTATCTGACGGTGGTAAATTACCAAGACAAACACCACAATATCTACCTGAACAACCTGCGGATCCTCAAGCGGAAACATGGGCTGGAAAAAACAAATGGTTCGGTCAAAACCGAGCGATGACGTTTACAGCTTTTGAAATCCACAAGGATCTGGTTGAAAGGGAAGGGTATGACCCTAAATCAAATGAGTATTATACGGAGATCGACAAGCGTATAAGAGTTGACTTTCCTAATAAATTTGATAAGGATAGGGGTATAGAAACGTCCAAGCCCGTTCAGTCGGTCGCTTCTGCTCAAAGAAGTGTAAAACAAGGACGCCAAACTGTGAGACTCACATCTTCACAGGTCGCTATTGCGAAAAAATTAGGTGTGCCACTCGAAGAATATGCGAAACAATTAAAACTCACGAAGGAGGCATAAGCATATGAAAAAAGAACAAGATACAACTTCTCGTGCGAGCTCAACACGGTCAAAGACTGAAAGACCAAAAGTGTGGACTCCCCCGTCATCTTTAGATGCTCCGCCTGCGCCTGATGGATTTAGGCATAGATGGATAAGAGCAGAGAGTTTAGGGTTTTCGGACACTAAAAATGTCTCAGCTCGTTTGAGAGAAGGATTTGAATTGGTAAGAGCCGATGAATATCCAGATTCTCAATATCCCGTAATTACCGATGGTAAATACGCAGGTGTCATTGGAGTTGGTGGCCTTTTGCTGGCAAGGATATCGGAAGAGATTGCGAAGCAACGTGCGGCCTATATAGATAGTTTATCTAAAGGGCAAGACGAAGCGGTAGAACACGATCTCATGAAGGAACAGCATAAGAGTATGCCGATCAATGTTGAACGGCAATCTCGCGTAACCTTCGGTGGTACAAAGAAAAGCTAATTTTCTCGGGATAACAACCAATTCCCTATCACTGAATTTTTTAACCGTTTGTGATTGTAAAAAATCACAAGCACAAGGAGTAATATTATGGCAAATCGAAATACAGTAGGATTTGGATTACAAGCCACTGGTACTATGGGATCAAAGCTATACGAACCAGGGCCAATCCAACTACTTTATTGATGC